CTGCCTTCTTCGCGGCGCGGCTCTCATCCGCGGGCTGAACATCCCACGGCAGGCCCGTCACCGCGAGCTTGCGGGTTTGCAGCACGGCCCGGTAGTGCAGGTCTTTTTCCTCTATGTCGGCGGCGGCGATCAGGAAGTCGTGCGCATCGCCCATGCTGGCGCGGCGCAGGATCTCCGCCACCTGCGCGGGCGTGAGGCTGGCCAGGGGCCGCCACACCCAGGCTTGGCGAAAGCCGGTCAGCGCCGGGGCGGCGAGTTCGGTTTTGAGGAATTTGGTGTCCATCAGTAGGCGCTAAACTTGTCCATCGGCGCGTCCTCCAGCGCCGGGTCATACCGGCCCGACCACTTGCGCGTCCCGACCGGCTCGTAGCCGTAGGCAAACTTGGGCTGCGCGGCGGCTGAACAGGCGAGCGCCAGCGCCCAGAAGCGGTCGGCGTGGGAGCCGTTTTCCCGCTCGGCCACCAGGCGCGGGTTGCCGTTCGGCCCCGCCACCCGCTGCACGCTGTGCAGGTCGGCGCGCAGGGCGGCATGGCCCTGCGGCAGCCGCAACCGCCGATCCTCCATGCGCTCCTTCAAGGCGGTGGCCATGTCGAGCTTCCTCGCCGGACTGAACAGCACCCCCTCCACCCGGTATTGCCCATGCCGCCGCTGCGCTTCCTGCACCGGCATCTCGCCCAGACCCGTCTGGTCGAGCGCCGCGCGAATCACCCGGTAGTCGCGCATCACCCGGTCGAGTTCCGCGAGCTGCGCGGCGAAGCTCGTCGCACGCACTTCGATCAACTCGCGCAGCCACAGCACATCGCCCACCTCCTCCAGCACGGCGATCACGGTCAGGTCGCCACGGGCGGCGAAGTCCATGCCCACATAGCAGGGGCCGCCTTGGTATTCGCCGGGGCAGGCCGGGTCCTCGCAGCCGTCTATCAGCTCATACGGCAGCCAGGCCGTCGCCTCGTCAACAAACTGGCATTCGAACTCCTGCGCCCAGGCGATCGGGTCTGCCATCGCCCGGCGCAGCTCCTCGATGTTGCGCGGCAGGCCGTCGGCCACCGCGTCATAAATCGTCACCACATGGCGCGAAAACAGCCCGTCGGGCTGCGTCATGATTTCGTAGAACTTGTTTCCCTTGCCGTTGGGCGTGGAAATCACCCTGAGCTTCAAGTCAGGCCGCGACACCACCGGTAGCAGCGCCGTCCAGATGGCGCGGGAATCCTGATGGTGGGCGAATTCGTCGAGGATCAGGTTGTCGCTCATGCCTCGTGCCGTGCTGGGCTTCGATGCCACGGCGCGGATGTAGCTGCCGTTCTTGCCAATCCTCACCAGGTGGGCCAGTTCATCCGCCTCGAAGGGCACATCCAGCGCCTCGAACGCCGCGCCGATCGCGCGCAGGTGCAGCTTCACGCCGTTATCCATGGCATCCAGCGCCCGGTCGCGGGAGACTGACAGGATCGTCCAGCGGCTCACCCGCCCTTCGGCCTCCGCTTCGAGCACGTCCAGCACCGCCTCAAGCGTTGTCGTGAAGGTCTTGCCGGTCTGGCGCGACCACATGCCTGCCTTGAAGCGGGCCGGGTCGGCGAGATACCGGCGCTGGTAGGGGTAGAGGACTGGGCTACCCGCCATACAACCCCCTCTTGATCGCCTCCAGTGTCGCCGCGTCCAGCGTCTTGCCCTCGCGCGCAGCAGCGCGCTCCACCGCGTCCAGCTTGGCGCGCACCTCTTCGGCCCACTTCTTTTGCCCGATGCTGGCGCGGCTGGCTTCGGCCACGGCGCGCGCGGCGTGGGTCAGGAGCTTGACCTGCTCCGCCGGGTCGGCGTCTTCGGCCTCGCGCACGGCGAGCATGGCGTCGAACAGGGCCGACTGGACCAGGCGGATGACGGCGGCGGAGTGTTCGTCCGCTTCGTCCGGGCTCGTCTGGGCGATGATCTTGGCCGCCTCTGTGCTGGCGCGGATGGCGGCCATGCTGCGCTGCAGGCGCTGGTCGTATCGGTGCAAGCTGGATTTACCGATCTGGTACCCCTGCTCGGCGAGCCAGGCCGAGAGCGCCTCATAGCCGCCGTGGGTCTGGTCGGCCAGCAGCTTTTCAAGCTGAGCGCGCAGCTCGGGCGGAAGCTGCGTGATCTTGGGGCGGCGCGGCATGGCGCACCTCACCAGGGCGGTGGGCGCGCCAGTCCCGCCGGGGCCTCGGCCCGGTAGTCATACACATCTTCGCCGTGGGCGCTGAGTACGGCTGACCACACTGGCCCCTTGCGCTCGACGGTCGCCAGCCCGTGACTCTCCAGCCAGCCCAGCTCCCGCCGCACCTCGTCCAGGGTGGCGCTCACCCCCGTGTCGGCCGCGCACAGGGACAGCAAGTCCTCGCGCGCGCCATAGGGGCGGCTGTGCCACAGAGCGGTCAGCAGCACCCAGCGCAGCGTCTCGCGGCGCGCGCGCCCCAGGTCCAGCGCGGCGTCGATGCGGCGCTCAGTCATGACGTGCCTCCCTTACCAATACCAGCTCGTAAATCCGGTCGAGCTTCACCGATAGGGTCGTGATGTCGCGGATGTGGTCGTCGCGCCGGATGTAGTGTTCCGGCAGCTCGGCGCGCAGGCGCGCCAGATCGCCTTCGATGCGCGCGATCTCGTCCGTGACGCGCTCGATACGCCCCAGGCGCTCGTCCATCTGCTGCGCAAAGCGCCCCAGCGCAGCGCGCAGCACCAAAAACAGCGCTCCAGCCAGCGCGCCGATGATCCACACCGACACCTGCCAGCGCATCAGACTCCCGAAGATGTCACCGTCGATGTCCATCCCCGTGCGTCAGTTCGTCCCAGCGCCGCATGGCGTCGAGGCGGTCGCGGCACTGTTGATAGAGCGCGGCGGCGTCGAGGATCCATGTCGCGATGTCTGCGTCCGTGCTGTCGCCGGGATCGGCGGCAGCGGTGGGAGGGGCTGCAAGAGCGCCGCCGGGGGTCTTGGGCAGCTTGAGGCCGAAAGCGGGGGATTGCTGGAGCAGGCCGCGAGCAGCAGAGCTAAGGCAAGGGCGGCCAGTCGCGGCCACTCGAAGTTCATGGCGCAGTCTCCGGTTTGTCGCATCTAGGTCGAGCAGCCGGCGGTCTTTTTCGGCCAGCGCCGCATCCATGGCGCGGGTGGCAGCCTCGATCTGGCGGCGGGATTCCTCGGCGGCGACGGCCTCGCGGCGGGCGATGTCGGCGCGAATCTGGGCGACCTCGGATTTACGTGCGCGGTTTTCCCACGTATACCCAGCGGCGAAGCCGACGGCCGCGCACATGGCGCAGACAACAAGCCAGCGAGTGACCAGCACCATAGCGTACTCCACATGATCCACAGCACCAGCCACCACCGCGCAGGCATCACTGGCTCCCCTCTTGCCCCATGCACAGGCGGTACTCGGCTTCGCGCCTCCTGGTCAGCCCGGGCAGCACCTGCCCACCAGCGCGGTTCCAACGCAGGATTTCGCGGCACGCTCCCTCGTAGTCAGGTGGTGTTTGCTTGAGCTTCTTGACCAGCGTCGACCGGCAAAACGCACCCGCGCCGATGTTGTAGGCCAGGCTTGCATATGCATCGACTTCGTGCTGATACAGCGGCACCTCGCCGATGCAGCGTGCCGCCTCGCGCCAGATGCGGTCGGCGTCGCGCGCCAACATCACCACCGCGCGCTCGGGGCTCACTTGGTCGCCCGCCTTGACCGGCGTCCCATCGGGATGGCGCGTGCTGCCAAAGCCCACGGTCTGCATGCCCGCGCCGTCGTCATACGCATGGCGGCGATAGCCCTCGTGCACAGCCAGCCCCGCCACAGCCAGGGCGGAGACGACCATCAGGGTGGCGGGCAGGCGCTTCATGCCCGTTATCGTGGCGGGCGGCTTGGTCTCGACAAAGCGCGAAAACGTTCAGCCCGCGTCAGAACGGCTCGGCCTGCATCGCCTTGCGGCTCGGGCGGCCCAGGATTGCGCGGACCCAGCGCTCCGTGTATCGGTATTTGCGCGCCAGATCTTTCACCCGCGCGCCCGCGTCGTACTCGGCGCGGATGGCCTCGTACAGCACCTCGGGCCACGCGGGATGAGACTTGGGGATGTAGAGCGCCGTCCCGCCCGCATAGCGCACCAGCGCCTCTTGCGCGGGCTGCGGCAGGTCGCACAGCGGGCCCCTGAGGGGAAGGCGCTTCGGAATCCGCACCGACAGCCCGCCGCAGGTCTCGATCAGCGCCTGCAGCGCCTCGCGGCCGATCAGGCTCTCCAGCAGCCGGGTATCAGCTGTGGCCATGCTTACCCCCTAGCCGGTACAGCCACACATCGCCCACGCGCCAGCAGCGGATGTCGTAGCCGTTGGCGCGCAGTTCGGCTATACAGGAATTGACTGCGCACACCCGCGCCTCCACGACGATGTCGAGCGTTGTCAACTCCCTGCCGGTCATCAGCAAATCCAACACCCGCTGCAAACGCGGGCTCTTCTCGAGCCTGGCTGCGTGCATCATTTGGGCATCCTCATCTTGGCGGCGAGCTCGGCTTCCATCGCCTTGAGTTCCGCCCTCTTGCTGTCATCCATCGCCGTGGCCTGCACCAGGGCGTCCGGCCGCAGATGCGCATGGCACACCGGGCCCAGCCTCATGCCTGCATCTCCTTGGCCTGCCGCTGGCGCTTCCAGTGCATCAGCCCGCTGATGACGCGGCTTGCCGCGGCGCGGTCGAGCCAGCGCACGCCGTCCACGCGCGCGGTGCGCCGGATAAAGCCAACCAGCCGCGCATCCTCCAGGCCCTCGCTCCAGCCCATGGCCCAGGCCAGGCGCTCGATGGTGGCCAGTTGCCAGCGCGTGGCCATTCCCGGCGCGTCCGCCACCCGTGGGGCGGCGGCGCGCACGTCCGCCCCCATGCGCCGCCAGTGGTCGATCAGCCGCACCAGCTCGCGCTCGGTCATCTCGGCGCAGCTCGCCTTGCCGGTCACCCTCCGCTGGATGGCGCGGCGATCTTCCTCGCTCGAACACCCCGCCTGCTTGGCCGCCAGGTGCGCCTGCGCGATCAACACGCGCCGACGCGCGCCATCGGTCTGTCTTGCCATCTAGCCGTCGCCCACCAAGGTGCGGCTGGCCAGCGTCGCGCTGTCAGCATCGCCATGCGTCGCGATGTGCACCAGCACCCGCTCATAGCGCTGCAGACGCAGCAGCAGCCCTTGCACCTGCCGCGCCTCCCACACACCGGCTAGCCCGCGCGCAATACGGTCCGGCAAGTGCGCGTCGATGGTGAACACCAGCGGCGCACAGTCGTCCGCCTCTCGCAGATTATCCTCGTCGGCCCAGTCCATGGCTCAAGCCTCACTTCTCTGCGGTGATGCGTACTGCCGTGCTCGTGCGCACGCGCAGCAGCGCGCGATACGCCGGTGCCATCGGATCGTCCCCATCGCAGCTCATCTCGATCAGCTTCTCGCTGGGCTTGTAGCTCACACTCTCGGTCACCAGATCGCGGAAGCGCTCGCCCAGCAGCTCGCGCAGCTTCTCGGCATCCGTCACCCCCACGCTGCGCGTGCTCGCCACGCTCACCCGGCACACCTTGGGCACCACCAACGAGCGTCCTACGCCGATGGCGCTGGCCAGCTCGCCCTTGACATCTCCCAGCTCCTGCTCTAGCTCATCGATGCGCTGCACCAGCCCCCAGGCACGCACCGCCAGCTGCACCAGGGCGGGCAGCGCCTCGGCACGCTCGTCGCTGCCGTGCGCCTCGATCCACGCCGCCACCGGCTCGCCTTGGCCCTGCGCCTCGTCCTTGGCCACTGCCTCTTTTTTTGCTGCCTTCGCCATCTCAACACTCCTTTCAACCGTCAACACCCCGGCCAGGGTGTGCAAAAACCCTCTAAAGACGAATCACGCATCACTCCCGGCCACCCGCCGGTTCGCGCTCCACTTCAGCGCCAGCTCGAGCACCGCGGGCGTGAGCGTCTGCATGCCGTTGGCCGTCATGATCCTGCGGCATTCCTCGGCCAGCTCCACGGCCTCGCGGAAGTTGCCGCGGCGGCAGCCCTGCCAGAAGGCGGTGGCGAGCTCCTTGTCCACCCCATCGCCGAACATCGGGCGCAGCACATGCGCCACCGTCTCTGCCCGATCCAGGTGCCGGGTTGCAGCTCGCTTGGCCCCGATGCGGCTGCCAAGCTGCAAGAGCAGCTCGCGCGTGCGCCCGCTGGTGAACTGCCGCTCGTAGAGCTCGGTGCCGATCAACAGCACCGCAAAGCCGCACTCATCCGCCAGATAGCGCAGCGCCTCCAAGGGCTGCCAGGTGAGCTTGTTGGCCTCATCCACCACCAGCAGCCGCCGCGCTTCGCCCTCGTCGGGCCGGATCGCCAGCAGTCGATCCACCGCGCCCGCGCCCTCGATGCCCACCGCATTGGCCACCGCGCGCAGCAGTTGATGGCGAGTCATGCCGTCCCAGGGCACGATGCGCACCGCGCCCATCTGCTGCGCCACCGCGCGCCCGGCCATGCTCTTGCCCGTGCCCGCAGGCCCCACGATCTCGCCGATCGGGTTGTCGCTCTCCATCACCACCTCGGCCAGCCGCAGGGCGTCCGCCACCACCTTGGT